CTCTCTTATAAGCGTCAATATCCATCTCTTTAACTGCACCATTATCCCATACCCACTCTTTGCCTTCCATAATACCTTCTACGAAAGCATTGGGGGCAGACGGATCTGCGACTATATCAGCAGCAGTAGCAAGATAAAAATCATCTTTTACTACATGGGCCCCACGCTGTGGTGCGAGCGACCCCATACCTCGGGACGAAACTCCAAGTTTGGCACCTTCGTCTATGAGATTCTTTACAATTTTACCGTACGGAGTATCCATCACCTTAGCTTCACCAATAAAATCATTACCATCAGGATATAATTTAGTGATAAGATGTGATACTCTCTCCAGGTTTACAGTAGGTCCATCTGGATGACCGAGTTCACCAAACGCCCTGTTCTTCTGGATATATTCTTTATTATATCTGTTTACTTCTTTCTCTAAAATGCCCATCGGATAGATGCGACCATTTCTGTTTTTAATCTCGGCTTGTAAAAATGGACCCCGAATTCTATAATTCTTTTTGCCGGTGTCATCATCTTCTATAAGATAATCAACATCTTCAATTGATTCAGATATAAGTTTCATAGTTATTCCTCTATATTCTTTAACCCAGGTCTCGCTGTTTCTGTGTTTGCTGAGAAGCTGGTGTTTTACTAGCTTTCGATCTCGCCAATGTATCTTTAACTTCCCCAGCACCTCGAGCAGCGGCTTTTACACCTTTACCCGCCAACTTAGCTCCTTTCCAACCAACTTTAGCTGTACCAACTACACCTTTAGCCACACCTTTAACAACAGCTCCAGCTATACCCTCGTCAACATCTTCTTCTACTTCAGCCGGGTCACCTGTAATGCCCGTATCTACTCCAGAAGTTTCTTGACCCAGATCAATTTCTTTAAAAGCTTTCTGAGCGTAATCTATTTTGGCTTGTTGCCATGCATCTTGCCTTCGTGCATCAGCAGCAGCATTAAATGCATCACCAGCGGCAGCCATATCACCGTCGGCAACATTGTCAATCATCTTTTTAAGATTCTTATCCATTGTATATTCCTCTAATATTTATACTTTACGGGCTTTCTGGACCCGAATATTCTTGATCCCTATCACTTTGTCCTTCTACACCACCTGGAACTGTAGGTGGTTCACCTGGCATCGCAGCACCATTACCATTCATAGGTGGCATCTCTGGCTCAGGTACATTAGTACCAATAGCCATACCCGGTTGTAATCCAGCATCATCACCCATAATATCATCTTTCTTTTCTTGTTCAATCTGTTTATCAATTTCTTCAATCTCTGTATCAGATTGGCGCAATACATAACGCCGTACATACTCTACTGAATAATATGTACCAACATAATCATTGATAGCCTGCAATGCAGTCATTCTCTCATTAAGAATTTCAATTTCCTTTAACTCTTGAAAATGATTATCATCTTTAAAATCATAAACCATATATTCTTTAATATGGTCCCAATCTTCAGGCTTCAATATACCTTTCAAAACTAATTGAGTTTTGAGCATATCTTGGAACAGTTCTGAAAACTTCTTACGCAGACGTTGAATGAACTTACTAAACTTAATTTCATCTCTGGTAATCTCTGTTGACTTACCCATATTGAAACCACCTTCTGACTCTAAACGAGAGATAGGTATGTTCAACGACTTATAAAGTTTCTTCTGGAAGTATTTGATATCTTCCAGTTCACCAAGATTCTGTCCACCAGACAATGTACTTACATCTGTGCCCCTACCACCTTCACGACGAGGCAACCAGAAATCTTCTAACATAGACATTTGGTTTCTATCATCCATTACCTCACCAGTATTAGAATCATAAACAACTTTATTTCTATAGCGTGACATAACATCTTTCATGTATGCCTCGGCTTTAGGTTTGGGTAGATTACCAACGTCGATATAAAAGATACGTCTTTCTGGAGCACGAGCAATACGATAAATAACTACCGCATCTTCGATCATTCTTAATTGGTTAGTAGGCTTGATTGCCTTCTGCAATAAAGAATAAACTTGATTCGTTGTGGGGTTATATAGCCCGGACGGAACATACGCAATAGCGTCAGGTGAAATTTGTAATCCCTGCGCTTGACTATTTGTTGAACCACCAATTGCAGGTAGAGAAGGATAAACACCAGCTTCATTATAGACGTACCATTCTTTAACAGACTTGATTACTTCTACACCATTCTGTACTTTTTCCTTTTCTACTTCACGAATCTTCTTAATAAACTTAGGATCAATATAACGTACTTCTGTTATACCTTTTCGGGGTGATTTTTCATCAACTAATTTATGATAGAAAATTCTACCATCAATATACCACCGCCTAAAAATATCATGCCCTTTCTTTTTCCATTGAAGGAGTGTAAGAACTTCTTTAAATTCTTCATCTATCTTACGTTTGATAGACATAGAGAGAGGAACCCAATCGAGATTGACTGCAACAGAGATATCAGTTTCATCAGCCGTAATGGCTTCATTAATAATATCTTCTATCGCTTGGTCGCACTCAGGGTTTTCTGAGGTTTGTCGATACTTGCGTACCAAATCATAATCATTACGAGCAGCCTTATCATAAGATAAGTACTGCCCAAAGAAACCGGCACCACCAGCAATATCTAGTGTGCCTTCTTCGTCGGAAGGAGCGACAAAGCTTTTGGCCTTGTCGCCTTCCTTCTTCTTTACTTCCCATCCAAATAGTTCTGCCATAGTATAACTATTTATACCGCTTCAATTTGCGGTATAATCAAAAATTACTTAGTTTCCAGAGTATGACCCCGAAACTTGAAAGTTAAGATTCAAACCACCACTGTCAGCACCAGCACCACCAGCAATTGTCATCCAGTTAAATCTAAATGTAGCACCAAACTCTTGGATGGCATCATTGGCATCAAACGCCAAATCAATTGCATCTAGAGTGGTTGGCCATACACCTTCTAAAGTATATGTCCGTATAGGTGCATCATTTCTGTCTAACTGTTTTACAAGAGCTGTTGCATAGTACGAGTTTGCATTTAATGATGGTGAGGTTGTCGCAGCACCGATATCTTGCATATTGTTCATCCAAGACTCTAGTTGACCACGAATACCCATACTTCTATCATTCATAATGGTTACAGTCCATGCATCATAAGTACGATCACCAGCAAGAAACACTTGACGCCCACGATATGGGACAGCTATCTCACCAATGGTCAATGCAGGAATCTGAGCTCCTCGACATAAAAATGAAAGGCTCTGTGAAACTGGACCGCCCGTTGCACCGCCACCAGACATGGTGACTTGAAATTGGTTAGCACGAGCGCCTCCACCTTGCAGAGCATTTGTAAAACTACTAATATTTGCCATCTTGTTTTATCTCCTCGTTATTAAGCCCGACCAACCACTTCACTAAACGCAATATCGGTTCGTGTAGCAATAAAGGTTAAGGTAATGAAATTGATAGAACGTGCAGGCTTGACATAGATATCAGCACGGAATTCATTGTTGTCTATAACTTGACCAGTGTTATTGGTTTCGTCACATACAGCCAAGAAGTCGGTAATACCACGGCGAGCCATTACATCTCTCAAATACGGATTTACCATACCCAAGAAGTTCTCTCTCGTAAATGTATCATTGAATTCAAAGAGTACAGTACGAGAAGCCTTCGCAATTGCTTCTTCGATTGTGATAAACAATCTACGAACATTGATACGATCAAAAGCACTTGTCTGTGCCAGAGCTGTTTTATCACCCCATAGTACTGTCCCTTCACCAGGGAAGGTTACTACTGGATTTACTCTAGAGCGATAGAGTGCATCACGTTCTGTTTGTGTTGGATTAAGTGCAAGTTCAACAGCACCCCGAATTTGACCACGACTCAAGCCACCAGGACTCCACCATGGATCTTCAATGGCATCTGTTCTTGCACAAGCACCAGCGATATCAGCGTTGAGTGGTACCCAACGGAAAACATCGTTGTACTTATCGTACATCTTTTTATAACCACTATCAAATACTGCATACGATGAACTAGGTAATGAATCTGCCCAACCTGTTACATTATTCACCTGTTGATATGCGTTAGCTACATTAACTACCGCATTTGTGTAAGGTGATAAGAATACAACAGAATCTTTACGTTTTTCTACAAGGTCGATAAGATCAATAGCATGGGCTGTACCAGCTGCACCACCTACTGTCGCAGGACCAGAAATTAGTAAATTAAAATCAACACCATCAGCATCTGCAAAACGATCAAAAGCAAGAGCTCTCTCACCCTCTGTAGGTGCAACACCACCAATACCACCAGCCATATTAATTGACCATCCTGCTGTTAATAGCATTGCAGCTGTAACAGTTGACGGCGCATTGCCAGTCGAAGGTTCTGTACCCCAGTTGGTTGCACCAGTTGGATGATCTACCCAATAAATGTAATTAGAACCAATATATAAAGCATCTGCATAATAGTTATTATCACCACTATCAGTTACAGCACCAGCCATCTTAGAAAGATTAGACCATTTTTCTAGGATGGTTCCAGGCGAACCTGTAATACCACCATCGTTATCAATAACGATAATATGCATTTCATCCTTACCATTGGTTAATCCACCCTGTATATTCTTCATCCATGTAGAAGTGCCAGGAGGACCATCAAACTGATCCCAATACTGCCAGTATCTATTGATACCTACAACCGTACCCGACCCATCAATCGCACTTACCAAACCAACTGCATTAACAGAAGGATATCTTTCTACTGTGAGTGACGTGCTAGCATAAGCTGTGACTTTATACTTCTGACCCTTTTCAGCCAATGCTACAGCATCAGGCGTACTATAAGGACCTTCAGTACCAAACGAAATGATGTCATCAACTGCTATGTCCATACTGGCAGTTACCGTTAGTACGGTAGAACCAGCAGCCATAGCGGCAGTAATACCACCAGCACCACCAACATCCTGTGTGTAATATGCACTAGCTTCATATGTTGCCGGTACAGCTTGACCAGTAAAACATGACGAAATTCTTATACTATTTCCTTTTGTTCCCGGATAACGAGCACAAAATCCTCCAATACTGGTAGCTTCACCACCACTATACGGACCGTTCGTACCATCACCTACTTGATAGGATGTAGTATTCGGAATTAAAATCGCAGTACCAGTTTCTACAGCATTCTTAGCACCGGTTGTTTCCATTTGTACAACTCTTAAAGTGTTCGAGTAAGCTAGAAAGTTTGCAGCAGAAAACCAATACAGATAGTTAGTACCATTGGGCTTACCAAAAATACTAACCAGTTCGGTTTCATCTGAAATAGTAACCACTTCATTCATCGGACCCCAATTAGATATGATAGCCGTAGCACCAATACTTGTGGGTTCACTCCGTACAGAAGCTGTTAAATCTTTTTCTTTTACTTGTACACCAGGCGAAACTAAATCAGCCATTTTATTTCTCCCCTAAAGGTTTTTAATGCTCCCAGGCCAGTCGCCCTTTGCATTAACTTTTATTCAGTATGATATAAATTCTTTTCAATCTTCATTAGTTATTTATAAAATACTCGTTCTTCAACTAACATTGGTGTGCATTACACATAAATAAATAGAGAAAAGAGATGCACAATCATGTTAGTTGAACCCAAAAAAGATGGTAGAAACGGTAGGAGAAATTCTCTCCTTCATAGATTCGTTAATAAGAGTTGTCAATACTGTGGTGAAAGTGAACAAGTGGCTCTAATGTTTTACCCACATCATAGAAAAATAAGAAGCCTCAATTTACGTCACGGTAAAAAACATAAAGCTCAAGAAGAAATACAAAGGCTTATAAGTAAATGTGATATCAGATGTTGGAACTGTGCAATTAAAGCCAGTTATGATTTGTCTTTAGGTGTAGAGTTTTAATACCTTTCTTCATCAAAGAAATCAGGCGCTTCAGTTGGCACCCAATAATCACCATCTTGATCTGTAAAGGGTGATTTTTCTGTATGGTTAACCCCATCTACTATAAAACCAAAAGGTGACATATCCTGTTCTATAGCTTTCTTTTGACTATCAAATAAACGATGTCGTATATCTTCATCAGTTAATTCTTTAAAATACGGTTGATTAGCCAACCATGCAAAGAACACTAAACACATTACCAGATCATCTGTAGCTCCATCATCAGCTTCATAAGATGCTCCCTTTTGTATAAAATTAGAAAGTTCAACAATAATATCAAAATCTTCTACCATCAACTTATCAGATTCTATAAGTTGTTTAAGGTTAGAACACCCCACCTTCTTTACGGCCTTTGTTGTTCTAATTCCTAAATCACTTTTACCTTCACCAAACCCACTACCTATAACTTGACCAGCTCTCCCTCTCATTTGACTCATAATAACATTTTCATATTCTAAATCATAATGTAATGCATCAGCTATCTGGGCACCAATATCATTAATCTCTATCAAAAGATAAGCTTCATTATAAGCCTTGGCAATATTGTAAATAATTTCTGGAAACAATAGAGGCTTTATTTCATTATCTTTATACTTTGCAACTAATCTGTATGGTATAGTAGTAATATCTATTACAGTGAATGCCGAATAATCATTTTGTCCACCCCTAGCTACATCTACACATATACAATACATAGCATCCTTTTGTGGTTTTTCATGCACATCAAATCCAGCATTAGATTCTAGAGGTTCTTTGTATGGTATCGTTTGAATTTTTGTAGGTGAAATAAGAGTATTAATAGAACCAAGAAACGAACATTCAAACTCTTGTAGAAACTGTTGTTCACTTGTATTTTTTACTGTCTGATCTCTCCATGCATCATCTCTACCAGGCACTTCTCTCCAATGGACTTCAATTGGTATAAATTCACTCTTATCATTTACTGCATCCATCCACATCTTATAAAACATATTCATTCCATGTGGTGTAGATACGATAATCACCTTCGATGTTTGACCAGCAGTAATCGTCGGATAGACTGAACTAAAAAACTGTTCAGCTATATTGGAGGGAATAAAAGCAAACTCATCAAGAAAAATAATATTATATGAACCACCACGAACCGCAGATGCGGACGTACTCGCCGCAATAATTTTAG